AAGAAGACGGTATCTGTACAGGATAACATAGAAGCTGCGGCTGACAAGCATGCTGCAGAGTTTGATGCTGCAATTGATGAATTTTGCATGTATGCAAACTCTGAGTTTGATGCTAAGAGTTATCTTACAGCAAACAACGTTACTTCTGTTGTAGCAAAGCGAATTGGGGCTAAGATTTCCAATATGCTGACTGAAGCAGAAGATGCATATAACAAGGTTGATGAGCAGCTTGTAGAAGGCTACTCGCTGTTCACTCGTCCGCATCTTCGTAAGTATATCGATTTTATTCGCGAACTTATTAATTCGTGCAATGTGGTTTCTGCACAGATCAAAGTAACTCGTAAGCCCCGCAAGCAAAAGGAAAAGTCTCCGGCTGCTCTTGCATCAAAGGTTCGCTATAAGAGCCAGGATGATAATTACAAGTTGATTTCTGTTGAGCCTTCTAAGATTGTCGGTTCGACTGAAGCCTGGATCTTTAATACCAAGTATCGCAAGATGTTTAAGTATGTGGCTATGGAAGGATCAACCTTCACTATCAGAGGCGTTACAATTAAGAACTTTGATGTTGAAGCCTCGTGTGGTAAGGTCGTTCGTAAGCCAGAAGCGTTCTTTGTAGATTTCATGGCTGCGAATAAGCGTAGAATGTCAAAGCTGTTTGATACTATAAAGGCAGCTCCTGGACGTGCCGCCGGTCGATTGAACGAAGATTGTGTGATAGTGAAAGTATTTTAGGAGAACAATATGGGCTACAAAATCAACCCAAACCGTAATGAGGTTTGGGTGAGAGCATTTATTCAAGCGATGGATACTTATGGTATTCGATTACCTAATGATGCAAATCTTGTTCGCTGCGAGGAGCTTGCGGATAAGGTTGTTGCAATGTATATGACTAATGTTCGCTCTTACATGAAGTTTAAGGGTGATCAGGCAGACTTTGGAGGCGGAACATACACCGAATAACAATGGCATCCTTATTCTATGATGAAAGATGTAAGACTACAGCTTCTGTTCAAACTCCATATATAGAACAGCCCTTGACTACACGACCTTTAGATTATAGTGCTTCTGAACCTACTCAAATGGTTAGTGTTGAGATGATGTGTACATCTATAGATTCTGAATTAGAAAGACTTGTGAGACAATTGACAGAATTAACGCAGCGTTTGGATCCAATTCTACTTCCAGATGGTCAAGAGGGAATTGAAAGAGACGCATATGGTCAGGCTAATTGTCGTCTAGGACAAGTTTTGTATTCGCATTTGAGTGCAATTGTTCATGCTAACAGAATGCTTTCAAACACCATAACAAGAATTCTACTATGATAATCATTGACTTGTCTCAAGTTTTAATTGGGACTATTCACCTTCATGCAAGAGATATTGAACGCCTTCGTGGTGATGGCGACAAGACTGGACTCATTAAGCATTTGTTTCTCAATACTATTCTTTCCTATAAGAAGAAGTATAGTGATACTTATGGTGAGGTAGTACTTGCTGCTGATTCTAAGAACTATTGGCGTCGTTCTGTATTCCCTTCGTATAAGGGTCATCGTGCGAGAATGCGCGAAGCGTCCGATTTTGATTGGACTGCTATCTTTGAGATAATGAATGAGTTCAAGAATGACATAAGAGAAAATTTCAATTTTAAGTTGATTGAAGTTGATGGTGCAGAAGCTGACGATGTTATTGCTGTTCTGTGTGAATGGACTCAGGATAATCAATTAGTGCAAGACGGTCTATTTGATTCTGAACCACAGCCCGTTCTGATTGTGTCTAGTGATGGTGATTTCATTAGTTTGCAGAAGTTCAGTAATGTAAAACAGTTGTCACCGATTACAACTAAACTTGTTAAGCCTAAAGTATCACCGCAGAAGCATTTGATCGAAAAGATTGTGCGAGGTGATGCAGGAGATAATATTCCAAACGTATTTACTCCTGATGATTGGTCTATCAAGAGAATCAAGGGTGAAGATACTATTCGTGCTAATTCAGTAAAAGATTCACGACTACAAGAATTTTTGTTGCTCGGTTATGATGCGTGCAAGAACGATACTGAGCGTTCTCATTACGAACGCAATCGTTTATTGATCGATTTTGAGTGCATCCCTGTTCAATTAAAAGACACGATTGTTAGCACATATGAAAATTATGTAAGCTCTGGTTCTAAAAATAAGATCATGAATTACTTGATCAAGAACAGACTAAAGAATTTAATTCAAGAACTGGGAGAATTCTGATGGCTGAATGGGATGCAATTTATGTGTTGAAAGAAACAGAAACTTTCTATGACAGAATTTGCCACCATTTAGCCGATGTTTCGTATATTCTGAACTCCAGCCCTACTGAAGAGCGGCTTAGAGATAAAGCATTGGTAGATTCGATGCACTATAAATATCAGGGAATGTTGGAAACGGTTAAGCAACAAAGAATTGATTTCCAGAATAACTGTGAACACCAATGGTCATTCCATGGTTATGGGTCTAGTGATCGTATGATGCGATGCTCTAAATGTTTATTAATTCGTCCAGAGGCTAAAACATGAAAGAACATGTATATGAAGTCTTAGAAAAAATCAATAATGCTAAGACTATAAAAGAGCGCAAGGCTCTTTTAACAGAGTATGGTGCCAAACACCCATACAATTTAATTCTTAGTATGAATTTCGATAAAACTCTTGAACTTGATCTACCAGAAGGTCCTCCTCCATACAAGCGTGATGAAACACTTCATCCTGATTTGTTTGGTACTTCTCTAGCCCAGGTCATTAGACGGCTGTCTTCATTGTTTAAGACAAGTACAGTCAAGGTTCCAAAAATTAAACGAGAGCACATTTTCATTCAGATGCTCGAAAGTATTCCGCCAAAAGAAGCGGATGTTCTTGTGTTTGCAAAAGATAAAGCACTTGAGGAATTGTATCCAAATATTACAAGAAAGCTAGTAGCAGAAATATTTCCAAACTATTGCCGGGAGTAACGATGGAAGTTGACCTTCGTATAAATCAGATCGAATATAAATATGAATATGCTGAGTATAGTGAAGAGTATAAGAAAGGTCGTTATGGAATCGTTGATACAAGAGATGGGCGGGCTGTGGTGACGTCGAATTCTTGGTTTATTGTGGATGAATTATATCAAAATGGATACAATTTTAATCATACACCATATCGTGCAAAGAGACTTTATTGATGCCAACCTACACTTACCAATGTAAAAAATGTGAATTTGTTTTTGAACAGGTATTGCCCATATCAAAGAGATATGAACCAGAAGCAGCGCCCTGTCCCGAGTGTAATGAGTTTTCAGTGCATAAGTTGATAGATACACCGCCATTAGCCGATCCGGTGCGTTTAGGTAGAATTAAACCATCAGAAGGCTTCAAAGATGTTCTTCGTAGTATTAGAGATAGAAATCCTGGTTCAGTTTTGGACGTATGAGGTAGATAAATGAAAGATCGAATTGTAGACGTTTTTGCGACAATTTTGTTACTAATGACTTTAGGTTTTTCGGCATATGCGGGGCTTAGTATTCCGAGCTGAGGAATTAAAAATGAATGAAGTATATGTTCATAGGGATGATGTGCATGACAATTTTTTAGTTGAGTATGTGGATGATAAAGTTCTCACAAGAAAAGAATATCATACTTTAGGTGAGACTTTACGGAAGCTGTATGCATTGAAACATGTTGGTTACGAAATCAATATGAATCAACTAAAAGCTTTAGAATTGAATTATTTTAAAACAGCGTAAACTTTTTGTGCGAAAGGAGTTGCGGACGGGGTTTCGATACCCCCAGCTCCACCAGTAAGTGTTCTCAGTTGATATCTTAAGACGCGCATCTTCTGATGTTAATGAGCACCGCCAGTCTGTGGATTAAAACTCATAGGAAAGAGCGTATGACGCCTTGGTTAGTAGCCTGCAGGGGAAAATCAAGGATTGCTCAGAGAACACTTACTAATGGGGCTGACATGGTTTCGACGTGGTTTCAAATAACACAAAGAGCGCTCGTCAGGCGATCGACGTAAATGAAGCAAACAAAACAAACGCAGCGAATGATGCGATTTTTGAGCAACGCCTAGCAGCTTAAGCTCAAACGGGGTTTCTGGGGGATGCACCTTGTTATCAAAGCATCCCCTTTTTTATTTTTATAAATATAAAATGGAAATGCTAGAGTATATACTATGTCACTAGAACAGATTAACTTATTATTATTGGGTGTTTGGATTGCATTTATTGTGGTATTCTACTACACTTTAATGTGTAAAGCAGACACTTGTTCTTTCGCTTCGTACATTGGTGATATAGCCATTGTAGTTTACAGCGCATGTATTACTTATTTCCTTCTAGAGAATGTTTGCACCATGACGCTATACAAAGTTTTTGTAGTAGCGGTAATTAGCCATTTTACAGGAAGAATATTCTTTATACTAATACGTCACTACAGAGCGCGCAGATCTAATGAATCCAAAGACTGAACCAGAGGAACATGAGGAAGAAGTTGTCACACCGCACAAAACAGGTGTGATGGGGATTAAATTTACTCTAAAAGATCTTATTACAATTTTCACGTTTCTAGCTACAATCGTTACAGCTTATACTAATGTTTCTGAACGTATTATTAGAGTTGAGCAGCAGATATTGAGTTATACTGAGTATACAACTGATGTCCGCGATAAAATTAAAGAACTTAGAACTGAAATTGAACAATACAAAAGAGACGATGTTAGACGAGTTACCGAATTAGAACAAACCCTTTTTTATCTTCAACAGCAAGTTCACCGGAATCATCAAACAAAATGATCAGAATAGCGATACTAATTGGAGCCTTGTTTTTAACCGCCCCTTCAGTAGTAAAAGCTGAGGTTGTTATCATTGGCAATACAACAACTGCGCCAAAAGATATGTCATTGAAGGATGTTCGAGATGTGTTTTGGGGAAAAAAGAGAAAGTGGGATAATGGCGTTCCAATTAGAGTTTTTCTTTTGTCATCTGCAAATCCCTCTACTTTAGAATTTTATTCGGAGTACATGGGAGTTCTTCCATCTACATATTGGGCTACAATATTAAAACAAGACTCTAATGAAACGGATTTTTTTCTACCAACAATTCTACCAACAGATGCTGCTGTCTATCATGCTATAGATTGTACTCCAGGTGGTATTGGCTATATATCAAATGCTGAATTTAACTATCATGATACTGACCATGATATGATTAAAGGGGTAGATGTAAATCATTGATTTTCTTGAAAAACATTTTCTTGACAGAAAATAGCTAATTCTTCATAATACCAGTGTAGTAAATCGATCAACCCTTCTAAATCGAGGTGTACATAATGACTACTCTGAAGACTGCAGACCGTTGGGCTTCCTCGCATTTCAAGTCGGTTCTTGAAGCATTCAAGACGGTTGAAGCTCCGACCTCTATTCCTGATTATCGACTGAAGCTTGCTCGCTACCTGGAGTCGGGTGAGATTAAGCTGAATAAGAAGCTGGACGAGCTGATTTCTG